TGTTACCCGTTGGCTCGTCGCCGCTGGAGGTCGCCGCCGCTGCTGCGCTCTCTGAGATTCAGCGCGTGCCGGTACCGCTGCGCACCTTGTGGAACTGGCGCACCTGCCCGGTAAAGCTGCTGCCGTATCTGGCGTGGGCGCTGTCGGTCGACAGGTGGGATGAGAAATGGTCGGAGGCGACAAAACGCAGCGTCTGCGCGTCCTCGTTTTTCGTCCATCAGCACAAAGGCACCATCAGCGCATTGCGTCGGGTGGTTGAACCGCTCGGTTTTCTGATTGAGGTACGCGAGTGGTGGCAGCTCGACGAGGAGCCAGGCACATTCCGTCTCGTTGTTGGCGTGCTCGACAGCGGCATCACTGATGAAATGTATCAGGAGCTTGAGCGCCTGATTGAAGACGCCAAGCCTGCAAGCCGTCACCTGACAGGGCTGGCTATCAGCCTGAGTGCGACCGGCGAGCTGTATGTCGGCGCGGGATGTTACGACGGCGACGCGCTGACCGTTTACCCCTACACCACCGAGGAAATTGTCGTCGGCGGTGAATATTACCCGGCCTCGGCCATCCATTTGATTGATAACCTGAGAGTGAACGCATGACCGCAAAATATTTTGCCATTCTGACCAATCAGGGCGCGGCGCGGCTGGCGAACGCTGCGGCACTCGGCACTAAACTCAACCTGACGCAGATGGCCATCGGGGATGCAAATGGTACGTTGCCGACTCCTGACCCGGCGCAGGCGAAGCTCATTAATCAGAAGCGAATCGCGCCGCTGAACCTGCTAACCGTTGACCCGGCCAATACCAGCCAGATTATCGCGGAACAAATTATTCCCGAGGATGAGGGTGGTTTCTGGATCCGCGAGATTGGTCTCTACGATGACGACGGCATCCTTATTGCCGTGGCGAACTGCCCGGAGACCTACAAACCGCAACTGCAGGAGGGAAGCGGCCGCACGCAGACCATTCGCATGATTCTGATTGTGTCGAGCACGTCGGCTATCACCCTGAAAATCGACCCGTCAGTCGTGCTGGCAACGCGCCAGTATGTTGACGATAAGGTTATCGAGGTAAAAGCTTATGCCGATGATCTGCTGGCTGCGCATATCGCTGCTGCCGACCCGCATGCGCAATACCTGAAAACGGCGGATATTGATAAATATATTCCGGTCGGCGTGCCGCTACCTTTTCCGTCAGCCACGCCGCCGACAGGTTGGTTGAAATGTAATGGTGCGGTATTTGATAGGGTGAAATATCCAGGGCTCGCCGCAGTATTTCCGTCGGGAAGTCTACCAGATTTGCGCGGTGAGTTTATCCGTGGATGGGATGATGGTCGTAACGCCGATGCTGGCCGAATTATTTTGTCATATCAGGAAGCAACAGGTATCGCGGTAACTTTAGGTGGTTTTGAGGGTTATAACGGGATCGATATTGAAGATTTTGAATCAGGGAAAGTTCACCCAAGTTATGCCGTTTATAGGGCACAAACGACTTCATCTGGTACGGGAACAACATACAGAAAAGTAAGGCCAAGAAACATCGCATTTAACTACATCGTGAGGGCGGCTTAATTGCTAAAGCGACGCTGAACAAAAACGGCATTGCTATAAAAGCCGGCAATGTAATAGTCTATAACTACGATGGTGAAACGCGAGAATTTCTGTCGACTTCCACCGAATTTCTGGCGGTAGGTGTAGGAATTCCTGCAAACTCCTGTACCGATGTGCCAGTCGAGGAAAAGACGGGATTTGCCATTTGCCGCACAACCTGCCTTGACGGGTGGGGCTATATTGCAGACCACCGGGGTGAGACGGTTTATGACACGGAAACCGGTCAGCCTGTCGAGATAACCGGGCTCGGTGGTTATCTTGATAATGTAACTACTATTGAACCGCTGACGCCTTATGACCGCTGGAACGGTAGCAAATGGGTTACGGATGCGGATGCGCAGAAAGGTAGTCAGGTTGCAGCAGCGAAACAGAAAAAATCCTCATTACTAGCCGAGGCGAAAGGCACTATCAGCATGTGGCAGACTGAGCTGCAGCTCGGCATCATCAGCGACGATGACAAGGTCAGCCTGATTACGTGGATGAAATACATTCAGGCACTGAGCGTAATCGACATCTCCGCTTCGCCGGATATCGAGTGGCCGATTAAACCAGAGTAATGCAAGGCGGGCTGATGCCCGTCTTTTTTATGATTTATTTATGTGTCATCAGCTATCCATCGCCAATACATAGCCCCTCACCAGACCAGTCAGGACAATAACACTCGCCCACTAACCACGGAGTTAACCGGATGAGTGATTTTCACCACGGCACGCAGGTCATCGAAATCAATGACGGTACGCGTGTTATTTCTACGGTCGCGACTGCAATCGTCGGCATGGTCTGCACGGCCAGCGATGCGGATGCCGCGACATTTCCCCTCAACGAGCCGGTGCTTATTACCAATGTGCAGAGCGCCATTGCGAAAGCCGGTAAAAAAGGCACGCTGTCTGCCTCCCTGCAGGCTATAGCCGACCAGTCAAAACCCGTCACCGTTGTCGTGCGCGTGGCCGAAGGTGTTGATGATGACCCGGATGCAGCTCAGGCGCAGACCATTTCCAACATCATCGGCGGCACGGATGAGAACGGTAAATACACCGGCATCAAGGCGCTGTTGACTGCCGAAGCGGTCACCGGCGTTAAGCCGCGCATTCTCGGCGTGCCGGGTCTCGATACCAAAGAGGTAGCAGTCGCACTTGCGTCGGTCTGTATCAGCTTGCGTGCGTTCGGTTACGTAAGTGCATGGGGCTGTAAGACCATTTCCGAGTCGATGGTCTATCGTGAGAATTTCAGTCAGCGCGAGCTGATGGTTATCTGGCCTGATTTCCTCGCATGGGATACCACCGCGAACGCCACCGCAACGGCATACGCCACCGCCCGCGCACTCGGCCTGCGAGCTTACATCGACCAGACTGTCGGCTGGCACAAAACCCTGTCTAACGTTGGCGTGCAGGGAGTCACCGGCATCAGTGCGTCAGTCTTTTGGGATTTGCAAGCATCCGGTACCGATGCTGACCTGCTCAACGAGGCCGGGGTCACGACGCTGGTGCGCAAAGATGGTTTCCGCTTCTGGGGTAACCGCACCTGCTCTGATGACCCGTTTTTCCTGTTTGAGAACTACACCCGCACCGCGCAGGTGCTGGCCGACACGATGGCCGAGGCGCACATGTGGGCGGTCGATAAGCCCATTACCGCATCGCTCATCCGTGACATTGTCGACGGCATTAATGCCAAATTCCGCGAGCTGAAATCAAATGGCTACATAGTGGACGGTGAATGCTGGTTCGACGAGGAATCGAACGATAAGGAAACCCTCAAGGCCGGGAAACTGTATATCGATTACGACTATACGCCGGTTCCACCACTGGAAAGCCTGACCCTGCGCCAGCGTATCACCGATAAGTATCTGGTGAATCTGGCCGAATCGGTCAACAGCTAAGGAGCCTGAAATAACATGGCACTACCCCGCAAACTCAAATATCTGAACATGTTCAATGACGGCCTCAGCTACATGGGCGTTGTCGAATCCGTGACGCTGCCGAAGCTGACCCGCAAGCTCGAAAACTATCGCGGCGGCGGCATGAATGGCGCGGCGGCGATTGACCTCGGCCTCGACGATGACGCGCTTACCGTCGAATGGTCTGTCGGTGGCCTGCCTGATGTGGCGCTGTGGGCTCAGTATGCCGCGCCGGGTGCTGACGCCGTGCCGCTGCGTTTTGCTGGTTCTTACCAGCGTGACGACACCGGCGAAATCATCGCAGTCGAGGTGGTCATGCGTGGCCGTCACAAAGAAATAGACGGCGGTGAGAATAAACAGGGGGAAAACACATCGACCAAACTGTCGACCGTCTGCACCTACTACCGCCTCACGATTGATGGTAGCGACGTCATTGAAATCGACACCGTCAACATGGTCGAGAAGGTGAACGGCGTCGACCGTCTGGAACAGCACCGCCGCGCAATCGGGCTGTAATTCCCTGACCGGTCAGCACTGTTGGCCGGTTATTAATCCCCATTCAGAGCAGAGAAACATCATGGCAAAAGCACCACGTAAAACCGCTGAATTTGTTGATACGGCTGGTAATGAAATTGACACCGCAAACCCGAACGTCGTGACCCTCGACAAGCCGATTAAGCGCGCCGGTCAGACAATTGATAAAGTCACCCTGATTGAGCCGAACGCCGGTACCCTGCGCGGTGTCAGTCTGGCAGCGGTGGCGCAGTCCGAAGTCGATGCGCTGATTAAGGTACTGCCCCGCATGACCTATCCCGCGCTCACGGCGCAGGAGCTTACCGCAATGAACCTGCCAGACATGCTGTCGCTGGCTGCTAAGGTGATTGGTTTTTTGTCACCGGCTTCGGCGGAATAGATTTCCCGCCCCACCTGTCGACCGATGACCTGATGGCGGATATTGCAGTGATATTTCACTGGTCGCCATCAGAGCTCTATTCCCTGAGCCTGACCGAGCTCATCACATGGCGCGAAAAGGCGCTGCAGCGTAGCGGAAACCACAATGAGTAATAACCTGAGGCTTGAGGTATTGCTGAAAGCGGTCGACCAGGCGACCCGACCGCTTAAATCCATCCAGACCGCGAGTAAATCCCTGTCGGGTGATATTCGCAACACACAAAAAGGGCTGCGTGACCTGAATGGTCAGGCGTCAAAAATCGACGGCTTTCGTAAGGCAAGCGCACAACTGGCCGTGACCAGTCAGTCGCTTGAGAAAGCGAAACGCGAGGCCGGTGAACTGGCCGTGCAGTTTAAAAATACCACCAGTCCGACCCGCGCACAGGCGCAGGCACTCGAAGCGGCAAAGCGTGCCGCATCTGAGCTGCAGACGAAATATAACAGTCTGAGAACATCGGTACAGCGCCAGCGCTCCGAGTTGATGCAGGCTGGTATTAATACCCGTACCCTGTCTGCCGATGAACGTCGGCTCAAAACCTCCATCAGCGAAACGACGGCGCAGCTTAATCGACAACGTGAGGCACTGGCGCGCGTCAGTGCGCAGCAGGCGAAATTAAGCCATGTGAAAGAGCGATATAAATCAGGGAAAGAGCTTGCCGGTAACATGGCTGCAGCCGGTGCTGCCGGGGTAGGTATCGCGACAGCGGGAACGATGGCCGGGGTTAAATTACTGATGCCCGGTTATGACTTTGCGCAGAAAAATTCCGAACTGCAGGCCGTGCTCGGGGTTGATAAGCAGTCGCCAGAAATGCAGGCGTTACGCAAACAGGCACGCCAGCTCGGCGACAATACTGCTGCCTCTGCAGATGACGCAGCGAGCGCGCAAATCATTATTGCGAAAAGCGGCGGTGACGCTGCTGCCATTCAGGCGGCGACGCCAGTCACGCTGAATATGGCGCTGTCAAACCGGCGCTCAATGGAGGAAAACGCTGCGCTGCTGACCGGGATGAAATCAGCGTTTCAACTTTCAAACGACAAGATTGCTCACATTGGCGACGTTCTCTCGATGACGATGAACAAAACCGCCGCCGATTTTGACGGACTGAGCGATGCGCTGACCTATGCCGCGCCAGTGGCGAAAAATGCCGCGGTGAGCATCGAGCAAACCGCCGCAATGGTCGGTGCGCTGCACGACGCAAAAATCACCGGGTCAATGGCGGGTACGGGGAGCCGCGCCATTCTCAGTCGTCTGCAGGCTCCCACCGGAAAAGCGTTTGAGGCCATTAAGGAGCTCGGCGTCAAAACGTCCGACAGCAAGGGGAACACGCGTCCGATATTCTCCATCCTGAAAGAAATGCAGCGCAGCTTTGAGAAAAACAACCTCGGGACAAGCCAGCGCGGCGAGTACATGAAAACCATTTTCGGCGAGGAGGCCAGCTCGGCGGCGGCGGTGCTGATGGAAGCAGCCTCAAGCGGCAAACTTGACCGGCTCACTGCCGCGTTTAAAGCCTCGGACGGTAAAACCGAGGAACTGGTCAAGGTGATGCAGGATAACCTCGGCGGTGATTTTAAAGAGTTCCAGTCTGCTTATGAGGCGGTCGGTACCGACCTTTTTGACCAGCAAGAGGGCTCGCTGCGCAAACTCACCCAAACCGCCACGCAGTATGTGTTAAAGCTCGACGGCTGGATCCAGAAAAACAAAGGGCTGGCGACAACTATCGGCATCATTGCCGGTGGTGCGCTGACGCTGATTGGTATCATCGGCGGCATTGGTCTCGTTGCGTGGCCGGTTGTGATGGGGATTAACGCCATTATCGCCGCTGCTGGCGTGCTGGGTACGGTTTTTACTGTCGCCGGTAGTGCCATTGTGACCGCGCTTGGTGCGATTACCTGGCCGATTGTGGCCGTCGGTGCGGCGATTGTGGCCGGTGCGCTACTCATCCGCAAATATTGGGAGCCCATCAGCGCATTTTTCTCAGGGGTGATTGAGGGCATCATGAGTGCCTTTGCACCGGTCGGGGAAATGTTCGCTCCATTAGCACCAATCTTTGACGGACTCGGCGAGAAGCTGCGCGGCGTCTGGCAATGGTTTAAAGACCTGATTGCACCAGTCAAGGCCACGCAGGAGACGCTCGATAGCTGTAAAAATGTCGGTGTCATATTTGGTCAGGCACTGGCCTCTGCCTTGATGGCTCCACTCAATGTTTTTAACAAGCTGCGCAGCGGTGTCGACTGGCTTCTCGAAAAACTCGGCATCATCAACAAAGAATCGGACAGCCTCGACCAGACTGCTGCCAAAACCAACGCCGCCACGCAGGGCAATTCCTATATCCAGGCAACCAGCACATATGGCGGCTATCAGGCTTACCAGCCAGTTACCGTACCGGCGGGACGCTCTTACATTGACCAGAGTAAAAGCGAATACAACATCACTCTGCCGGGAGGTGTTGCACCGGGGCATCAGCTTGACAGACAGCTACGCGACACGCTCGAACAGATTGAGCGTGAAAAGCGTGCGCGTCAGCGTGCCAGTATGGGTCATGACTGAGAGGAATAAACGATGATGCTTGCGCTTGGAATGTTTGTGTTTGAACGCCGCACCCTGCCTTATCAGTCGATGCAGCACTCGAAGGATTACCGCTGGGCGTCTAATGACCGGGTCGGTAAACCGCCTGCGTATCAGTTTCTCGGTGAGGGGGAAAACTCGATCCAGCTTGCCGGTACGCTTTACCCTGCTATTACCGGCGGTCGTATATCCCTTCTTGCTGTTGAGCTGATGGCCGACGAGGGCAGAGCATGGCCGCTTATTGAGGGAACCGGCAATATCTTCGGAATGTATATCGTCGATAAGGTGTCGACCACGCATACCGAGTTTTTCAGTGACGGCGCGGCCAGAAAGATTGATTTCACCCTTTCGCTGAAACGGGTCGACGAATCACTGACGGCCATGTTTGGCGATCTGAATAAGCAGGCCAGCGAGCTTCTCGGCTCTGCCGGTAATCTGACTGATAAGCTGCAGGGTGCGCTCGGAGGACTGACCGCATGATTACGGGCATGACCATTGACGCCGGTACCAGCCTTGCACCGGCATTTATGCTGACGCTGAACAGCCAGGACATTACCAGCAATTTTAGTGACCGGCTGATTTCCCTCACCATGACCGACAACCGGGGTTTCGAGGCTGACCAGCTCGACATTGAGCTCGACGACACTGACGGCAAAGTCGAGTTACCCCTGCGCGGGGCGGTGCTGACGCTGTGGCTTGGCTGGCAGGGTTCGGCGCTGCTGAATAAGGGCGATTTCACGGTCGATGAGATTGAGCATCGGGGCGCACCTGATACCCTGACCATCCGGGCGCGTAGTGCAGATTTTCGCGGTACGCTCAATTCACGGCGTGAAGAATCATGGCACGATACCACTCTCGGTGAGCTGGTCAGCACCATTGCAAAGCGCAATAAACTGACGGCCAGTGTCGCGGATTCACTGAAAAAAAT